AAACCCCGCATTAAAAGTTTTTGAGCAAACACGCTTAATCACACTATCGTATTCTTTGAAATCATCAGAGTTAAATCTCATAGATGTACCTTCCAAGGAATGATTGCTCATCCCTTCAGCACCAATTCTATTAAAACGTTTAATAATGACCTCGGTAATAATATACTCAAGACCCTCTGGAACATCATCTACACCGGCATAAGCCAAAAAATTAGCAGTTGTCAACATTGCTATCGTAGTGAGTAACTGATCTTGAAGATTGTCCTCGATACCTAGCAATATTTTAGCTTGAACGATATTGGCCATATTATCCCTCCAATACTGAGATAAGGTCCTCTTTATTTAAAGTTGAATAACCTTCAATATTGCGGTCTTTAGCAATATCTTTTAAATCTTTAACCGTTAAGTCGCTATAACTAATAGCTTCAGTTTCAGCAGGCTTTTTAGGATGATATCGTCGTAACATCATACCCATTAAGCACCTCCGAATTTAACGACTTTAGATGGATCATACAAGTACACGCCATAGTGTTCATCACCAGTGATTACTGTGGTTTTCTTGAGGATGTCACGGTCTGTTTCAATAGCTACATCACGTTTAAGGTTGATAACGAATGCTCCGTATTTAGCAACATCATCTGTATCTGTGTTAGTAGCTGAAACTTTAACAAGGAAACCTTTACCTTTTTGAACTTTCTTAGAACGTACGATTTGAACGCCATGTGCTTCGCCAAAAGTTCCAGAAACAACAATGTTAGCGCCAATTTCTGAACCACGGACCCATTCTTTAGCTGTATCTTTACGCAAAGCAATTGCATCTTCAGGATTGATAAGAGCAACATAGCGTGCGTCTTCTTCGTCTGCAAAGACTGCCAAGGCTTTATCGAGTGCGTCACCAGTTGTAGGTGCTTCAGCAACGAATTGAGTAGCTTTTTTAGCTTCTTCAACTAAATCGTTATCCACTTTGTTAGCAATAGCCAATGCGATTTGATGTGTAGCCTGACCAATTGGATCTCCATAACCAGAAAGCACCGCTTCATCAGTAAGTTCGATACCTTTACCAGCTTTCTTAATGGTCATTGTAGATTTCTTAGTAGTCAATTGGTCAGGGGTGATTGCTTCGCCTTCAGCTACATCTTTAGCATCTCCAGAATATTCCCATTTTGGAACTGTGATAGTAGTACCTGGTTGCCCAACAAGCATGCGCTCGACGTAAGCAAGCGGTGTGAATTTAATCATTTTGTCAAGTTTAGCCGATACCATATCAGCCATCACTTCAGGATTGATCATCTGTGCAAGTTTAGTTTGTGTCATTGTCTATTATCCTTTCAATTTATGATAAAGTTCAGGGTTATTTTGGAGCAGTTCATTTCTACTCTGGTAACCCATTCTGTTAAATTGTTCCTTGGTAATTTCACCACCAGAAACATCTTCCATCTTCTTCGGTGTCTTACCTTTCAGTTTCTCACTGACCTTCTTATCAGCAAGTTCATTCACTAATGCAATAAAGCCTTCTACAGCCTCCTGCGTGCTCTCTGCGGTATCTTTGACAACAAGACCTAGGATTTTATCATCAACTACAATACCGCCCTCAGAAAGCATTTTAGAGGCTTCTCGCTCAAGTCCGCTACGATTGATTTTTGCTTCCAGTTCAGCAATGTATGCTCTTTGTTTTTCCTGCTCATACTCTGCTTTCTGGGTTTCGTTCATCTGACGTAACTTTTCGGCTTCATCCATCTTGGCTTGATACTCTTTTTCAGCAGAACGCTTGGCCTTAGCTTTTTCTTTCTGAATGATTTCATCAAGCTGAGATTGTGTGAATGTTTTCTCTGTAGATTCCACCTCTTGTTGAGTGTCGACTTGTTCTTCTTTTGGTTCTTCTACAGTTGTTTTTTGTTCTTCTGCCATTTCAGGCCCTCCTTTTAAGTCCGAGTGGACTGATATCCTTGGCTTTTAACGTCGTCAAAGTTCGGACAATATAAAAACCGTACGGGATTCCATACGGTTAGAGCATAAGAAAACCGCCTCAATTTCGTTGCGGTTATTTTTTGTGATAAAAATGTGGAACCGTCGTACATCGACAGTTAGGATGGAATGGTGGTGCGTTCAATGCTGGCACTAACTCAGATACTTTTGCAGGCTTACCGTTGAATGGTTGACAGATTTTACATGCTTTTAATTCCGTCATAACTTCAAACCATTCAACACCATTAGCCTCATAGTTAGCTTTCTGCGCCTCTGAGTATACCCTTGCCGATTCTGTCACTGCTAACCGTCTAGCATAGCCATACGAGACATCAAACTCTTTCCTAAGATTGTTAATCAGAACGTTTGTGCCTTTACCTCTTAAAACGGTATCAGAAACACCTTTCTTAACGACATCTCGCAACTCGCTTTGTCTTTCCCAAACCCTAGAAGACCACGTCGCATTATTGAAATTAGCGTATATAATCGTATCTGCCGATAATTTTGAAGCTTCAAAACTTCCGAGTGTCATATTCAAAACACCAGCACTAAACAGATTCTCTCGTCTGATTGATTCAGTCAAATGCTTATCTATGATTTCAAACTCATTCAAAGCCAAATCATACTGATGTAGCTTGATATTTGCTTGCAACACTTCAAGACGACTTGTTTTCATCTTCAAGTTATACAATCTCATCAAGTCGTTTTCTGCCTTCGTGAAATCCTCGTTCGTTACTTTCTGACCACGTTGTCTCAAGCGATTAGCACGTTCGACTAACTGTCTAGCCTTAAACTCAACATTAACCATGTCAAGCCTGTCTGCTCTCTGTTTAGCTTCTAGCTTCGTGATACCTTCTTTATCAGCATACCTTTGCCAAAAACTATCTATTTCTTTCTGAATGTTGTTAGCGTGTTGCTGATAGACACCGTGTAGTTGATAAGCTACTCTCTTATCTGCTAGTTCCCTAGCCTTTTCTTCAGCACGATATCTATCTTCCCAATGCTTATTGGTCAACATCTGCTATAACTTTCTGGCTTTCATCTATTTCAGCGTCTGAGTAGATTTTTTGTTTTTCTAAACGAGTTTCAAGGTCGCCCATAGCTTCCTCTTCTTTCTCCATTCTTTCGATTTCTTTCTGGGGGTCATCGATGATAGACAGAACAGATAGCTTGGTTTCCTCAGACACTTGTCCAGATAACTGTCCGACAATCTGCGCTTCTTCAAGAATGTTTCTCGGCACGTTTCTAGTAAACGTATAAGTTAAACCTGCCCACGCATCCTCATATACAGTTGTCAAAGGCACACTAAACACAATTTGATACAAGCGATTAAATGCAGATTGTAGCTTTCTGTCTTTCATACGAGCAAGGTTGTCCATCGCCTGCAGTTTAAATGCGAGAGCAGTACCAGATGAATTTCCAAACTCAGCTTCAGACATATTAGCAACCATAGAAATAGCAAAGATAGACTCTTTCAGCAAGCTGATAAGATTTTCTTGAGTTGTATCTGAACTTGGTTTCTCAAGGAAATTGACTTCAGGCAAAGGCCCGTCGCCATTCTTCCAAAGATTGAAAATCCTGTTCTCTCTGATTTGGCTAGCATCTTCATCTTCTAGTTCAACACCCAGCACTTTCAAATAAGCGTCCGCGAAATAATCTACATCATTCGCTTTCTCGCTTGCTGCCTTATTTAAAGCGTTGATAAGAGTCTTGACGCTTTCAAAGACACTTTGTCGTTCTTCATTCTCAATCAATTCAACAACTGGGATAGAACTATAGATGTGCTGAGTACGCTCACCGAACTTTACCAATCCGCCAGTTGAAAAAGTAGCATCAATCACTTCGTCATTCGTGATAACTTGCCCAATACCTGTCTGGCTATTCTCGTTAAACGTGTATCTTACTGCGAACAACGGACGCTCTTCGATACTATTATCATGCACGATGAACATGTTGATTGGACTGTTATAAGTTGCTCTAGTCTGCTTGTACTCATCTTGATAAACATAAATAAACGCATGACCGAACACGCTAGACATCTTAGCAAGTTCAAACTCTGAATCTTCCATGTCGTTAATCTTACGGAAATCAGCAACAAACTCACTCACGTTTTTGTCTTCGTGCTTGATTTTAACAGGAACACCGATTTGATAACCTGTGAAAATATCGACAATATATTTAGCATAGTTGAATACCAGACGGTTATCAGGTTTCCAGCTATCTTTTTTAGGCATTTTCAAGACTTCGTGCTTTGAGAGATACATATCCTCACTCTCAACATAGTTCTTGACTAGCTTACTCATGTGAAGCCTAATCGCTTCAGTAACGACTTTTTCAGTCACTTCATCGCTTGTTGTCGTAATGACTTTTCGTTTATTAACAAAAACTTTTGCCAATTTTTAAAAACCTCCTTTGAATAGTTTTATTTTATTTCCTAAGCCAGAATGTTGCGAGTAAATCGCATAACGCACCGCATCTAGCACGTCATCATTCTCTTTCACTGGCTCGCCTGTCTTCTCGTTCCAGATATACTGATAGACCTCATCTTTAAACTTGCTGACTTTATCTGAAATAACAAAAAAGCGCCCAGTTTTCATTAACTTGGCAACTTCTTCAATTCCAGATAAAACTGCTTTGTTAGCATTGAATGTTTTTAGGTGCTCTCTTTGAAATCTAGCAACGTGTTCAGGTCGTGCACTATCTGCCCAGAAAGTAATGTCTCCATATCTTTCCTTGATATCATTAGCAACATCTACCCAAAAATCAATCTCTTTGTACTGGTGTGCATGTTCCTCTAGCAGATAAACAGAACCGTCAGGTGTTTCTCCGATAACAACAATAGAGCCAAAGTGCTCATATCCCCAGTCAACACCAGCATATATTTTAGTGATATTGTCAGGTATTTCTGTCACATACATGCTTTCTTCAAAATCACGATACACTGCACCTTCACCAATTACCCAACGTCCATATATACCACGCTCTGTAAACATACCGCTTGGAGTTGTAGCAATTAAATTATTTATGTATCTCTGATTTAAAAAAGTATTATCAAAAATAGTGAAATGATTCGAAATTATCTTACTGCCGTCTGCTTTGTCGATGTAATTCACTTTCAACCAGTGTTTCGGGTGATCAGGGTTGGTATCACATATAATTCTTGCTCCGAAACCAGAACAACGTTTTAATATTTCATCAAATACTTCTTTGTTAGCGAGTGTAGCTTCGTTGATATACGCTCCAAATGACGTCATACCACGGATAGCTTTCAAACCTGCGATTGAACCTGTAAATGTTGTAACAACATAAACACCAAAAAGAGAGAAATTCCCGTGCCTATCAAATCTAAAATCATGATTATAAGCATCTGAAATTTCTCTCAATATATTTGTTTGAAGAGTGCCCGAAGAAACCGCACCTAAAATATACATCGGATTTTTAACTCCGACCTTCTCAGCGTTTTTCTTGACTCTCTTTAATTCCATTAGAAACAAGTCATTATCTAGTTTTGTTTTACCAGCACGAACTGCACCGTGATTGATCATCATGTACCAGTCGGACGAAATAGACCTCTTCAAAATATCGACTTGCTTCGTCGTGTAAAGTTGTTTAAGTGTCATTTCCTAAAGCGTCCTCCAGTTTATCAAAGTAATCAGCCATCACATCTTCAGATTTTGCTCCACCCTCAATTGTGATTTTGCGTTTTTCGTTTTCAAGTTCAAGTGCTTTGATACGTTCTTTCTGTTCTTTCTTATCAAGCGAGTCTTTCGCATCTGTTGTAGTTAACTTGCTGATTTGTTCAAACGCTCTAACGTTACCTTTCATAGCCTTCTGCATCATAACCATCGCTAAAGCCATTTCGTTAGTTGTGTCAAACCCCATATCTTCAAGTTGCTTCTTAACGTTTGGACTTGCCACATCTGCTTGCAGAATCGTTTCAAAAGCCTTTTTTAAATTTGATTTTTTTCTTCTAGCTTTACCAGAAGCCACCCCTGCTTTTTTTGCATTTTCTCGGCGTTCGCTCGGAGTTCGTTCTGAATTTTTTATCAAGTTTTGCTCATTAGCCATCGCCTCACTTCCTTGCTTTTTAAAAATAAAAAAACCGTCTAGAACGGCTTTTAATTATCTCAAAAATGATGAAGTTGTCACCATTCTCGGTCTTTGATTATATTTCTTAGCTATCTCTTTGCTTTTTTTATTAACTAAATCTATGTAAGGTTTAACCTTAACTTTAGCTTCGGTCAAATCAATAATACCTGACCTTAATAATACCCTTGCCTTTTCAGCTTCGTTTTTTAAAATTCTTACTTCATCATTCATTGTTTAAACCCCTTTTGTTTTTATATCTCAAGCTTAAGGTAATCATCACCTTAAGTCAAGGGCTTTTTATCAATCTTCTTCTAAATTATCTAAAACTGCTAGTGGCCCAAATTCTTGTTTTATGTTTTTAGGGTCACCTTTATAAAAAACAAGAACATTCTGATGGCTTCTAACAACCTTGCGCCCAGTGTTCATTTGCTTTCTTGCTATCAGAGCACCAGAACCAAGAGCATTAACAAGTATGATGTCGTTGTAAAAATTAACTCCACTTTCACTAAATGCCTGTTTTGTTAAGCCTGTTAAATCTCGATAAAAACCTTTTTTATCTCTGACATCACTTATTGTCACAATAGCAAAACGATTTTGTTTCAGTTTCTTAGAAAACTTTTGTAAGATACTAGAGTATATTTTAGCAAATTCTTCATAAGACATATTAGAGATATCTTTATCGTTGTCGCTATAAACTTCTAAATCAAAATACGGCGGGCATGCAAAAATTAAATCAGCACTATCATCTTCTATATACTGATCAACGTTAAGCGAGTCATCACAGATCCAGTTTATCTTGCTAATATCAGAGCCTATTTCTCTAGCGTTATTATAATTGGCATCAATTTGTTCTTTTCTCAAATCTATTCCAGTGTATCGATAACCTAGTCGTTCTGCCACTATACCTCTAACACTTCCGCCAGAAAACGGGTCAATAATTTGTGCGTTTTCAAACGGAGTAAACCAAGTATAACCAACTTCACATAAAACAGGATCAAATATACTAGTTCCTCTAAGGTTCCCGGTATTCAAGCTTTTAGAAAAAATCATATTTTCTTCTCTTCCAATCTCAGACGTTATTCCTAACTCAAGCCACTCTTTCTTTCTATTTTGCCAAACTCCTTGTCTAGTATCAAAAATAGATTGAGGCATTATAATAAAATCATCAACCAAAGAACCGCTGTAGTCGTTTTCTTTAAGTTTTTGTTCAGTAGTTTTATAATCATCATCGAATTTAAACCCAAAATCAGACATATCAATACTAACGATATCATCTAATTCCAACTCTAGCACATCAATATCAAATCCCGAATTCATCGTCAACTTATTGTGAGCCAAGATGTATGCTTTCTTCTGCTCGTCTGTCATATGGGATAAACGGATAATCTCAACTTCATCATAACCTAGTTCTTTCAAAGCTAGAAAACGCCCGTGTCCTTCAATAATAACATTATTCTCATCAATCGCTATCGGGTCATTATTCCCAAACTCTTTGATTGACTTCTTTATCTGATCTATCTGTTCTTTTGGGTGTAATTTAGCATTATTCTCGTAAGGTTTAATCTTGTTGATTGGCAATATTTCAATCTTCACTGTTTCCCTCCTCTGAAACCCAAAAAAACACACATCAAAAAGATATGTGTTTCTCGGGTTATAGTCCTTTAGACTTTGTTTTTTACAGCCAATTCTGTAAAAATTGGAACGACAGGGCTCGAACCTGCCTACGTTTCAGACCCTTTATAGTCATATCGCTCCACCAACTGAGCTACGTTCCAACTGCAAGGTCTGGTCGCTACTGCCGACCTTCTAATAAGTTAATGAGTAATTTATGAATGCTAAGCCTACTGCCTACCCCATTCTGGGACACAAAATACTCAAAGGAGAGGGAGGGACTCGAACCCTCAATGCCCTTTACGACACCCTGATTTCAGGTAACCATCTACCAATTCTGAGACCTCTCTTTTCAATTCTTGATACTACCATTCTAACAGATTTTATACTTCATGCCTGTACAGTTACTATCATTTACTATCATTTACTATCAATTCTGAAAGAATACTATCAAGTTCCTTTACTGCTTGTTTCTTCAAACGATAGTAAGTAGGGGAACTCATGCCCCCCATGCTGTCACAGATGTCATCAACGTACATCTTATTGATGTAGGTCTTTCTCAAAATAATTCTATATTTTGGATTTTTAAGCCTGTTGATCATCCTACCTAATTCAAGTTTTCTGTTGATAACCTCTTTAGTATCCTGTTCTATAGCCTGTTTCATCACGACAAGCTGAGTATAGACATCATCAACTTTTCTAGCTTGACCACCTTTGACTTTGACGTCAGTCCACTTGGGGCTTGAGAGCAAACCTGCCTCAAGCTCATTGATTTCATCTATACGGCTTTGGATGTCCATGTCGAGGCTTTGCAACTCTTTCAAGAGCTCTTTAGCCTTATTCACTCTCTGTCTCCTTTGTGATATAATAATATTATTGAGATTATAGCTGAGACAGAGAGCGTCTTGGCTTTTTTAATGCCAGTATTATCTATGTTCTACGATAGTTTTTCCTCAATTGTGTCTGCTCGTTCTCCATCTCCTCGATTAGCCAATCAAGGTTCTTGCGTGCTTTCTTCAGATCCTCAAGACCATTCTTTTTCTGAAACCGAAGCATATACTTGATTGCGTTACCCCAGCTCCATGCTGCCTTTCCTTGCAGATTACCAATAAAATTATCAATCACTTCAATACCTTCAAGACCGTTAGCCCCTTGGTAGTGACTTGGTTTATTTACGTTATCAATTATTTCTGGGTTCATTCCTTATCCTCCAAAAGCTCTGGGTTTTCATAGACGTTGCCGATGATTTCAATATTTTCAGACATGTATTTTGAAACTTCTTCAAAATCTTCTAAACTTGCAGTATCGCCGAAGAGCTCTTCGTAGCCGTTACCATCGATTGTATAAAATCCAAACATCTGATGATGTTGTGATAATCTCATTCCATCCATACTGAACTACAAATGGCGATACAACGATTACAAATACAGCACCTAAAACAATACCTAGTTTTTTCATTTCAAATCCTCCTCTTTTACAAACGAGCCGTCAATCCATTTATCGTTAACTACCATTCAATTCCCCTTTCTATTCTTTTGACCAGGCATTCACTACAAATACCATTTTGAAATACACAATCATAATCTAGCTTGTCTTTCGAAGTGAAAAAATTTCTACAATCTTCACAATCTAACTTATTGTTCATTTGTTTCTCTTTCTAAAGCCGTTCCGATTTTCTCGTTATAGTAACTCAAAATCTTGCTTTGGTTCATTTTTGTTTGTGTGATATTGTCTATAAAAAATTCCAAATATGCACTCATTTCATCCAACAACTTAACAACTTTCAACTGATATTCCATATCAGGGATGTCAATCGTTATCTTTGACAATCTAGCTAGTGATAAGCCTGGTTGATTGTCGCCGTCTGCACAACGTTCTATTTCTTCCCGCTTCATCAACAGCCAATGAAATAAATACCGCTTATCTATCATTTCTTTTGGCTCAACTTTAAAGCTGTCACTGTCCATCCAAAACGGATCCCGATGAAAATAAACAGCACCAACCGTCCCTTTTTTAGTTAATCGAATAGTCTGGCTATCACAATTAAATTTATCTGTCGTGCCTTTTGCTTTCATACCAGCACCATAGATGAAATAAGGCCCATCTGTTATTTTCGTTCTAGTACCTGAAATAAGCTCACAAACTTCTAGCAATCCGTGCGTTGTTATCTTATCTGGCTTCATTCTAATCCTACTGCAAAATTATAAGCCAATAAATAATCATCTAAGACCTTGTGGCATCGCGTTATGAAAGATTTTAAATCAATATCTGCGTTTAAAAACTGAATCAATATCAATTGACTAGCTAAATGTTTTTCAAGGTGGTCAATTGCCATTTGGTCTAATTCAGCATTTACTTGGTCAATGTCTATTTCTTCTTTCTCAACTGGTTTTTTAGGTATTAACCAGTTGAAATCTGAATTTAATTTATCAGATTCTTGGTATTCAATCTTTTGGGGCTTACAATCATAAATCTCTTTTGAAATTCCAGAATCATTTTTCTCTTTGTCAATTACTAAGAAAATCACATTGATAGATGTGTCATCAAATCCATTTTGAATCACATTCAATTCAACAAGGTTATTCCCTACCAGCTCTCTCATTTTCTTCTCAGATTGACGGTAAGCAATACCAGGAAACATGATATAAAATCCGTATCGTTTCGTGTAAGTCAGTGACTTCAACAAAAAAATATCATCAACAACACCTGATTTTTTCCACGGATACAATTTTTTAATAACCTGTTGGTCTTCTTCTGGTAAATCTTTCAATTTCAGAGAATAAGGTGGATTCATTGCAATTGCATCCACTTGTATATCTGATTGATAAGTGAAAAAACTCTGATTACTCACGACAGCGCGAGGGAAATTTATCTTCAATGCTTCGCAACTTTCCTGCTGAATTTCTACCGCATGAAAATCAGTCATACTGATAAATTGCTCCAATTGCCCAGAGCCTGCCGCACCATCAAATACAGATACATTCTCACCACAATATTGTTTGATTTTTTGAGCTAAGTATTCACGTAAAGGCTTACCTGTCACATACTCAGCAAATTTATTGGCCTTCTCACGGTTATTATGCTCCACGAACGTCATAGCAACACCTCTTTTCCATCTATTTAAAACTGACCTATTTCTCTCAGTTCTGCATAGTCATTTAAAATTCCTCGCAACTCTTCTGGTTCTACTTGAAACTCTTTGAACCAACTACCATTGGGCGATATGTGCATATACTTCATATCTACAAAATCCATTGGAAGCAAGAGACAATAAGGGTTGTCAACGCCTGTACTTTGTTCTCTTTCCAAAAATGCAACTATGAAATCCTGCTTACCTTTGCACCTAATCCTCCAATAATTTGTATTTCCTCCAGAATATAACGAACTATATTTCACATCGATCGTCATATTTTTAAAAACAAAATCATAGACAGGGTTATTTTTCTCGAAAAGCGCATTGGCATCAACAGCGTCAGGTACTAGAGTCTGAAACAACTGTTCTGCTTGTCCACCTAACTTAGCTCCTTTACTACCAAATTTGATTTTGTCAGTAATCTTCAAGACACCAGCTTTACGTAATTTGATATGTGCAATGTGCATTGGTAAACCACTCAAGCGTACAGCTGTTCTAAAATCTCCATGCTCCAGATATAAATCTACAATATCCATTACAACTCCTTTTAAATATTTTCAACATGTCCAGTCTGCCACTGTTTTCAAGGTCACGGTCTATAAACCATTGTTTTACGTTTTCTAGTGTGTTCATCTGTTTCATTCCCCCTTATCTAAAATCCATGCAATATAGGCACAAATCAGAACAAGCATAATGGAATCCGCCAAATTCCCTCTCACTCCACCTAAGATGATAATTTCAAGTATCTTCCAGATATAGTCCAATACAATAAAATGGACAAATTGGGTTAAGAAGAAGTTATACTTACCATTAAATCGAACTTTCACAACATCACCTCATCTCCAACTTTCACTTTCTCCCACTGTTCTCTAGTGACTACGAAAATTCCATAATCGCTGACAAGACAATCCAGATTGCGATAAATCTTTTCAATCTGTGACCTCCTCAACAGTGAATTTAATTCGATGACTTCCAATGTTGAAGAAATTATCAACAGCTATTTTTCTTTCACTTGATACAATTTTCATTGCAGCTTCCATCACTTTTTTACCAAATAAAAATTGATTTTCATAAAATCGTTTTTGAACTTCGTCTAATTTTTGGTAAGGCGATACATAATTTTGTTCAACCGTCATTTCTTCTTCAAATCTCCTCTTTTCATCATCAGGAGAAAGGGAATGATTGTAGATTTCTGGGAAGTTAAGCTCTTTTAACTTTTCTAAGCCTCTCATCATCTCTGAATAAGCATTTCTTTCTTTTGCGTGTTTCTTATAATTCGTAACGCCTGGTTGTTGCTTAGCTAAAAATTTAATCTCTGCATTGGAAAGTTTGTACTTGATACACATCTGGGCATCTATCCAAAAAACATCTGCGTCTCCTCTATGCCAATTAAAATCATTTCTTTCTAAATCTAATAGCAAATCAACGACTTCTTGGCCACGTTGGCTTTCTAGAAAATCATTGTCAACAGGCTTAGTTACCATAACCTCGGCAATCCAGTCTAGCCAAACACTGTCTTCCATCGCTCAACCTCCTCAATCTCAACACCTTCACAATTGAAAACCCATCCGAACCCAGCTTCTTCTAGTTCTTTGCGGGTGTGAAAACTGACAACATTGTATAAACTAGAACTTTTTGTGAAGAAATACCTTTTCGCAAATTCTCCATAAACCAACATATTTTCTTGAATATTCCCTTTTACTTTCACCAAATACCGCTTCTCTTCCTCGACCTCGTAGCCATCAAGCCAAGCTCGGGCGAAGAGGTCTTGGTTGCCCGTCTTTTTAATCCATAATATTAAATCGAAACTTTGGTTGTTTTCTTTCATAAAGTTTGGATTCATAGCAGTATATAGACTAGTTGTTAAATATTCTTTACAAACATCAATCCAATCCGCCACAAGCTGCGGAACTTTGACTGGTTTATTCAATTCCTGCTTATTCATCTTAGTTTCCTCCATAAATCAAATAAACTGCAATAACTACCTGAGCCATGCTTGGCGCATAGCCAATCCAATCATCAAACTCCTTAGATTTTGGCAACCAACCCTTAGTAGCTCCCAAATCATAGTCTGTAGGTTTTTCATCAGCGAAGATGCATTCCATCGCTCCCATAAACGTCATACCATCTTCTGCCATTTCCCAAAAATAGTCCGCTCGGTCTTTCACTGATTGTGGTAAATCTTGCTTGGGAGGTTTGGGCTTCCCGTCTTCTACCGTCCAGTTGTATACTGCATTAACTTTTTGCTTTAACTCTTCCATCATCTTCCAACTCCTCGTTATATTTTTCTATCAATTCATGCAACCACGACCAAGGTTCGGTTTCTTCACTGATTGGATCAACTTCCCTTTCTTGCAACCAAGCTGAGAAATTAACCACATTATCAATGTAGATTGTGTCGTAATCGCCCCAATCCCAAACAGTTAAATAAATTTCTGTTTCAGTTCCATTTTCATCTTCAACCGTTATTGAACCATTTTCAATCCACGCTGTACCAAAACACAATTCGCAAGTGCCAGTCTGTTCTTCTTGAAAATCTGAATGGTATTCTGTCACTTTATATTTCATCTTCTAAAAATCTTTCAATAGCTTCTCTGTAGGAGACTTTTACCAGACCGTCTAAGTCGTTCAGAGCTTCGATATAATCTGGACGACCTCGCCCATACTGCTCTTTCAAAAATTCAACAAAGAGATGAATTTCCTGATAGGTTACTCCAACCATATTTCTTACCTCTCACTAAAACGGAAAATCATCTTCCTCAAGGGCGTATCCTGGCATTTGTTCCTCAATATTCGAACGGTTAGCAGTATCATCACGCTTTTCAAGTCGCTCAAAACCATCTGCGACCACCTCAGTCAGATAGACCCTGCGCCCTTCCTGATTCTCGTAGTTCCTTGTCTGGATGCGACCCGTCACACCGACCAGATTACCCTTCTTGCACCATTCTGCGAATAGCTCCGCCTGCTTGCGCCACATCATACAGTTGATGAAGTCTGCCTCTCGCTCGCCGTTGGCTCCCTTGAAATTCCGATTGACCGCCAGAGTAAAGGTAGCAACCGCCACATTCGACGGTGTATGTTTTAATTCAGGGTCTTTCGTCAAGCGCCCCACTAACGTAACATTATTAATCATCTTTCTTTTCCTTTCCTGTCGCACATTCCACAACTGAGTAACCGATAAAAAAGCACAGAAAAGTTATTCCAAATTCTTTAATAAATTCAATCATTTTCTTCTCCTCCTGAAAAAGTTGCTAAATAGTAACAATCCTTCGCACCATAGTCAAACCGTGTCGTCCGCTGACCAATGTGCTTCTGAAACCTTGGCTGAGTGATAGCCGAGAAAGCCCACTGATGATCTTCCATTTGCTCAATGAGTTCATCGACATTATCAAACGTCCCAAGGTAAAACTTGCAGTGCCCATTGTAGACGAAGTAGAGATTTAACATCACTCCACCTCGACAGGGTAGAAGTTCCCAAAGGAACCCCTCAATGCCTTGCCGACCTGTACGGCGGCCGACCGAGAAATAAACCGCATGGCTTTCTTCTCTTCTGAACATGAAATGTCCAAGCCAGTCACTCCGATAACTGCGGACATCAGAAACGGCTTATCCTCTCTTGTCCCATGCTTTAAAATAAACATCAGCCACCTCCATTCTAGAAATATTGCTTCCGCTTGTTTGTCAAATCATTGAAAACCATCAAATGGTCTTTATCCACACCCTTCATCAGTCTGGACATGAAGGGTCTGCCATATCTTTTTTGAATATCAGCAGAAATCAAATTCGTGGTAATGATCGTATTTGAACGCTTATTAAGGATATTGTAGAGAATAGTAAACGACCATTCGCTATCCTTCTCCATGCCCAAATCATCCAAAACCAAGAACTTAGCACTAGCAATCTTATTGACCAGAAACTCTTCCTGACTAAAATCAGCTTTAATTTTCATCAGCAAGTCCGTCACGTTGATAAATATAGCAATCTCTTTCGTGTACTCAGATAAAGCTTTGACCATCGCAAAGGCCAAATGGCTCTTGCCTGTCCCAGCTTCTCCCTGAAGTACAATGTTGTTCCTAGCACCTTCAGACCACTCACGACAAATCCGCCTTGCAAAAGCTAGCTTTTCCGCTTCTTTTTCAGTGGGTGTCTCAAAGTTGTCCAAAGTAGCATTTTTCAGAACCTCATCATAAAGAGAAAACTTCTCAAGATAGTATTTCCTCTCTCGCTCATTCTCAGCGTCGGCCAGTTCATTCACTCTTGCTTGATTCTCCTCATGAATCCGCTCAGATTCACACATGCGACATACAACACTCTCAGTCCGCAATATCTTTATCAAAGGAATGTTGTGCTTATCGCAAAGCTCTTCCTGTTGTTCTGTATTCCTGTGATAAGATAAGGCAATCTCCTCAAACACATTGTCTACCATGACAGACGACCTCCACATTCATGCCAGCTGGCCATTTCAGACAAGCAGGCAATCACTTGATGAATTGGCTGGCTTGCTAAAAGAGTTTTCTTATCGTAACTTAATGGATAGTAGTCTATCTCGAATTGTTCAATTAGTTCTAATACCCCCATTCGTCCTTGGCCTCCTGTTCTTCTTTCTTATCCTTGTTTTTCTTTTCGGATTGGCGAACCTGCTCAACTGTCGTGACATTGTTCATCTGCCAATTTCTTAAAATACCACCTATGTATTTGATATTAGGCTTTCCTGAGTTGATTGCAGTCTTCAGTGCTTCTTTCACCAAATCCACATCATTTTCGTTCAAAAGATGATTGATTTCTTCAATCTCAAATCCAGATAAGAGCCTACGAAATTCAGATTGAAAAAGTTCTAAGATATTTTCTTGACCACCACTACTATTAGTAGTAGTTATTCTTTTCTTATTCTTATCTTTATCTAATCTATTCTTATTCTTATCTTTATCTTCTTCTAGTGCGTTACCATGCGTTACTGTAACGTTACAGGTAACGTTACCAAGAGCAAGATTTTTCTGTTTTTTACGGTATTTGGCTACACGGTTACGTGTCTGTTCCTTGATTTTCTCCATTCCGTCAACGTTTTGATGTTTTTCCCAATTTGGCAAGCTAATGATACCATCGATAATCTCAATCATCCCGAACTGTTCAAAAACTCCAATAGCCATTCTTACTGTATTCAATGGTCTACGAAAAATAGTAGCTAACATTTCATCTGTATAGTGAACCTTATCAGTCATCATCAACAAACCATTACTGTTATGTTTTCCAGCAAGTGTCAAAATCTTGAACCATATCACTAAGATGGCATCAGGATCAGGCAAGGCATCAATCAGGCAAATCTTTTCATCGTCAAAAATATCGGTTGTGATTTTTATCCACTTAATTTCAGACATACCTAGCACCCCACTTCCTACGGTTAGCGCGATACTTCATTCGCATATCCTCATAGATGTACCTGCCTTCCAGCTCCATTTTTTCAATCTTTAGCAGCTTATTTTTAAGCTTCACATCACGATAGTCCTTAGCTAGTTTTTCATAGTCCGTTAGGTATTCTTTGATAAGTGAAATTTTCCTGTTCTCGTCCTCTAAATATATTTCAAAGTCAGACTTTTCTTCATCAGACGATAACATTTCTTTATTCACTCTCTCGTGCCATAACAGCCATTCAATCAATTCTTCCATTTCCTGACCTCCTCATTACAAAAATCTGATTGTAGACTGTTTCGGCTCTGGCAAGGCTAGAGGCTCAGGGCGCAATCCTACAGGCGGTTCGTTGTCATAGGTGAATCCTTTGAAGTCTCTACGGATATTCTTGCGAATTTCTTGCCATTTGTCCTCTCTACCACGTTCGTATGCACGATTACGCACTTGGATAATCATAGACGCAAATTCTTGCTCTTCTCGTCTTTCTTCTTCCTTGCGTTTTTCCTGCAATTTGATATGACGGCAAAGCCCTGCAAATCCAAGCAGCAAGGCTCCAACACCCATCAACTGGTCTAAAATCGGTGGTTCAAACATTTTTCTATCTCCTTATGCTCTTAATTTTCGTACTTCTTTTTCTAATTCCAAAATTTCATAAACATCATTGACATCGTACATAATATCTTTGCCTTGCTTACGAAATCTCAAACCTCTACGTTCTAACTTCTTAATATAGCCATGAGTAAAGCCGAACTTCTTCATCAAAGCTTGTTGATTGATTGGCATGCGATCGTTCTCTAACTGCTCCTTGACTTGCTTTTCAGCAAAAGCCAGTAATTGGTTTGTGAATAATTCAGCACTTTCGCCATCCAATCGTAATTGTAACGTTATACCTTCCATTTTCTACATCCTCTCAACTATGCGGGCAAGCATTTTTGTGATATAATGGTTTAAATTATTTTAGTATGCGCCTGATTGCCGTCAGGTGCTTTTTTGCGTTGTTGTCAAACTGTTTTACTTTCCAGCGCTCTGAGTTCTATCTCATGGCTGACTTGTCTAAATAGCTTCTCACACGCTATTTTAGCTTCTCTGTACGTTGTAGATTCGCTGATGAAGTAATCAGCAAGTTCGATGATTTTATCTTCCATTCAACCTCCTATATCAGCCTCAAGACAGAAACTACAGTTTCGTTGCTAACATAACTTGTAAATTCTCAAGATAACTAGTTTTTCTTAAAAGTTTTTCAACTAATTCATTGTCTGCCTTTACAAAGGTGAACTCTTTTTTTTCCACTATACGGATACCGTTTTGGTCTCATTTTCTTTCCCTCCCTACGCTTGACTAAATGCGTTCAGTTCCATGATTTTCATCTTGGTATTGGTGCTTGGCTCCCACGTCATCCAGTAAGCTAGAGCAGCGTCCGCATGCTTCTTGGGTAGCAAGTCATAGCGACTAATGTTGAAGTGGTCTTTAAAGTCAATCTCAGCTTGTCTAAATACCGACTGAGCAAAAATCTTATCCGCATAAGCTGGGCTATCAATGCCACCCAGGCAAGCCACAACCCTAGCCTTACGCTTCTTCAGGAGCGACTGAGCATAGCTTGGATGAATCGGTTGCTCACTCTTGAGGTAGTCAATATCCTCCAGCATGGTCGTCTGTTGCTCACGCAATTTCTTCTGACCAGTAAACAGAGCGATGAAGGCATCCTCGTCCAAGTCCTCACGGATAAAACCGCCCTGCTTACGAATAGCTGGCAAGACCTCTGATGTCACCCAGCGCTTGAACTCCTTAGCTTGAGGCAACTTGCTGGATAAGATAAGAGAGTAGAGACCTGATTCGTTGATGATAATAGTATTTTGTGTTCGTCCTAGATTATCGGTGAGTCCGTATTTCACGGAGTCATCTTCATCAACGTGCCGAGAAATTGCGTCCAGAGGTTTAGCATATCCTAAGATATCCGCTACATCCTTCCCGACAAACCAAGGCTCGTCATCAATTGTCAAAGTACGGACTTCCTGCCCGTGAAAATTAAAAATTTCGTTCATAAAGTTCCTTTCTAAATTTGGTATAATGAAAATAAAACTCGGAGGTGTAACATGAAATTTGAACCAGAACTAGTAAGAGATATTTTGCTAGACATTGAAGAATTACATCGATATCCAGAACCGTTTATTTTCTCAAGTAACTCGAAGTTTAAAAAAGCTAGCAAGTACGAGACAAATACTATTGTTTATCACTGTAAGTTACTATCAGAAGCTGGCTTTATAAATTGGTCTCCGACCTTTGACGGTTCAAATTCTTTGTATATTGCCTTTGTTCATGGCATGACTTACCAAGGACATCAGTTTCTTGATTCAGTGAGGAGTCCTAAAGTTTGGAGAGAAACCAAGAGTGTCGCTGAAAAAGTAGGTGTGTTTTCGCTAAATTTTCTATCTCAAACCGCCTCACAAATCATTACTAATCTTGTAACAAACCCAGAGTTATTTAAGTAAAGTATTTTGAAACGACTGTTTGACAGATACTATATGAGGCGCTTCACGGTTATTTATATAATCAACCTGAATAAGTGTCTCTGGCACTTCATCTTTCTTTGTTTCCCAAATTATCTTGATACCTTGAAGACAAATATCTTCTGTTTGAAAATCAACCCCGTTCAAAATAACTCGTGGAATACTAGAGTCGCTATCTATCTTAATTTCTAAATTTTGAATTGGTAGTAAATTTTTTGATAGGCTGCTCATATCTCTTTCCTTCCTATTGTTCTCCCCATTTTGCTATAATTAAAGCAGATCCTTGAGAAATTCTTCAAGTTCCTTACGCTGAGACTCAGCAAGCTCTGCTCTTTCAATAGCTTGCTGAGTCATCAGTGTTTTAAGACTACTACTTAATTTTTTTCTATCGATGTAACTATTTTTAAATCCCTTATTTGCCATATCTCTTTCCTTTCTATTTTTCTCTCCTTTTTGCTATAATAAAAGCAGAAAGGAAGTGATCTAATGCCACAAATCACCAATGATAATGTCCAGATTTGGACACTCTATATCACAGTAATAATTGCAGTTATCGGTTTTGTTTTTAATACCATTTCACTCTGGCAAACAAAGAAAGCTACAGAGGATATGGCAAAGCCTTATATTAATGTTTATGTAGATGTCTATGCAGTTAAAAATCAACAACGTACCTTTGTTTTTAAAAACTTTGGCCAAACTCCAGCATATATAGATAATATTCAGATAGATGGCGAATTGGATCCATTGAATTCTGTACACCGCTTCAACTCACTTATCGGAAATATGATTGCCCCAGGACAAAAATTTACATCATCAATAGACCCAGATTATAAAGGTCGAATTACACTGACAATTACTTACTCCGATAGCAAGAAACACAAATATATAGACAAGTTTGTACTTGATGCTACATTGGCATCTGCAATGTTCTACACTGTAAACGAGAGCAATAAAAGCGATTCTCCAGCTACAGCTATCAGACAATCGACCATGGCTCTATTACGCGATCTACGATAGAACCATCTCCGAGCGATTTTACAGTTCAAACATCACGTAAGAATTCAATTTTTATCTCAACAGTTTCATCGTCAAGTGTATTGGCGATGATTTTATTTTTTGCGTCAATCGCTTCGTTCAAGTCTTTACAAGTTAATTCATAAAATACATTTACATTTGCATTCATCTCTTCCCCTCCTATTAGTGAATTTTTTTGTTCTATTTTTTGTTAGCAATTCTATCCATTGTATCTAAAGTAAGTTTTTGTATCTCTTATCTATGCTTCTGCATCTATTGTGAAAATAGAAGCTATATAATTTCACACTAGGCTATTCAAGGCACGTTTCCTAATTTCGTCTTGAATAGCTTTTGTCATTGCTAAACCATGTTCTGAAAAATCAGTATATTTTGACACAAGCGAAATCGCTTGTGAATATGTCCTTGATTGTTGAATTGCTTCATCAGCCCTCTTCTCAATAAAGCTTTGGATGTCATCTTTTAAATTCTCTAGTACCATCTCCACCCTCCTACTCCAGCACCTTACTGCCGACTACCAATCGTTTAACGACAACGTCCATCTCCTTAAATTCGGCATTCTCTGCACAGTAGCGGACACTCTCGCTGATGATGTGACAAATAGATACGCCGTACTCGTTCGCCAACTCCGTAGCAATCTCCCAGGCATCTTTGTCAATCCGTGTTACTTTTTGCGCTGCGTTGTTCATAATATTCCTTTCTAAATTGAGGCTATCATCAAAAGTCTTAAATAACTACTCTGGCAACTGTGAATATTTCTCAATTGTCTCAACAGTATCAGCAAGAACTGCTTTAGCCAGTCCGCTGTTCAGATTATGATTACGAAGAACTTGCAAAAGTTCTTTTTTGATTTTTTCCACGTCATCTTCAGTTAGATATTCTAAACACATCATCCCTCTTTCCTTTCTTTCTCCTCAGCAATATAGGTCACTGTCCTCAATACTTCATTGAGGGCTGTTCTTTCTAGCTCGTTCATTCCGTTTTCCTTCCTCCTACAGCATATCTTCTACCCTACACCCTAGCGCCTTGGCGATGACCACCGCCTGCGACAGCGTCACCGCCTTCAGGTCGTTCTCGATCCGTGACAAGGTCGTGTAGTCTATCAAGGTTCGCTTGGCAAGCTCACGCAAGCCCAGCTTTTGAGCCGTTCTCAGCTCCCTCATTTTCACTCCATACATTGACTTTTTCCTTTCTACTAATAGGTCTTTTCAAAACTGTTGGTACTTGTCAACAGTTTTGATAGAATTATTCTATCGATTTTGAAAAAGTTTGACCTTTTTGACTTTTGTTAGATATACATGAGAATTTCTCAAGTTGTTTTTTTAAAATTAAGCTCCTAGTAAATCTTTGGAGCTTACGCCATATTTCTCATAAATTTTTAAAAGATGTTTTGGCTTAATTTTATAAATATCTTTTTCCCATGATCCAACTGTTTGTGCGCTGACGCCTATACTTGCGCCAAATGCCTCTTGAGATAATTTCCCATTCTTTGCACGAATTTCTGCTATTGTTATTGTTGGTTTAGGCAACTTAGTACCTCCTTTCTAGCAGTCACTAAAAGAACCAATGCCAGATAAATAATGCCCAGATAAGTGCAACAACCAACCAACCAAGCCTATATTTCCAGCGTCCTATTTTTTTATCTTCTGCTTTCATTTTTCTAAAAGACATGCTATAATCGTATTATCAAATAGGGTGTTGGGGCTTACGCCCCTCCCCCTCTCCCTTAGTCTTTAACTAGAGCTAAGAGATATTTGATAATCTCAACTATTGCTGGTATCAATGCTGAGATGATGATTGCCTTGGACTCATTGCTCCAAGGCTTTTTATGTCGCCTGGATTTCTTTGTCCGCTTTATCTTACGACTTAGCATGTCTTTCCTCCTTGTTTTATTTAGTTGATTACCTCAACCATGTTTTAATTATACTTGATTTTTTCTCAAGTGTCAATAGTTTACTTGAGATTTTTTCAATTTTTTTGATTTTTTCTATACTGTACTTGATAATTTCTCAAATATATTATAGAATATAGTTGAGAAAAAGAGGTAAAACAAATGGAAAACATACAAGAAATATCTTATAGAATTAGAGAATTGCGTTTAGCAAATAATTTAGAACAAACAGAAGTAGCTAATTACTTAGGGTATAAATCAGATACAACGGTCTCGAAATGGGAAAATGGAAAAAATTTGCCAACTGGTGCTAAATTAGTGAAATTAGCAAAACTTTTCAACACAACAACAGATTATATTCTACACGGTAAAGATATAAATACCACAACGTCCCCAGATTTGCTCACACAGCAGATAACGGACAAGGTGGTACAATTAACCCCAGATAATAAAAAAATCGTCCTACGGACTTCTGAGGAGCTTCTGGAGAGGCAAAAAGCAAACGGCAAGATGTACACAGAGCAAAACGAAGAAGAAACGAAGATAAACGAAGTATCGGAAGTTATCAGCTTGTACCAAGTTGAGGTTGTATCTGAGACGGCAGCAGCTTGTGGATTTAACTATGGATTTGGGTACGACGATACAGACAGAGAGATTATAGACGTTGACGAGCAACCACCACGTCACGATATTGCGACTAAGGTCAGCGGAGACTCCATGCAACCTGACTACCAAGACGGAGACATTCTCTATTTAGTAGACAAAGGACTGACCACCTACAACGGAGACCTAGCAGTTATCGCATACGGAGACCGTTCTTACTTCAAGAAGATCTATACCGAAAACGGACGCTTACGCCTAGTGTCCCTCAATGACAAGTACGAAGACATCATCCTAGACTTCCCACCAGCCGAAGACACACACATCAAGATTTATGCAGTTGTCGGGGTGTATAGAGGGGAATAAAACCAAATTTAACAAAAAGCTTGACAAAAACAACAAAAGACTCTATAATGAAATTAATCTAAGTGAATGCTCCCCCCTGGGAGCCTAGAAGAGTCTTTGTATCTATACAGAGGCTCTTTTTGATTTACGGAGGAGAGATATGGAAACAAAACCTTTTAAAACATTTCGAGAGCAGATAGAACTCCTAAAATCTCGAGGGCTTACCATCCGAGATGAAAACAGGGCAATCAGCATTTTATCGACATACAGCTATTACGAAATCATAAACGGCTATAAAGAAATTGGTATTGAACAAGGAGAGAAATTTAAAGAGGGCGCAACATTTGAAAAACTCGTAGACTTTTTCCTCATGGACAAAAGCATACGAACAAATATCAATCTAGCATTACAAGAAATAGAGGCTCATCTTAGAACCGTTCTTTCCTACGTAGTCGCAGAACATTACACTGCAGACCAAAATAAATACCTTCAAAGAGAGAACTATGAACGAGGTGCTAAAAAATTCAAAGAGTCTGAACGATCTAAGTTTCTACGTAAATGTTATAAAATCACCCAAGATAAGACTCAACCATATAAACATTATCGAGAAAAGCATGGCAACGTGCCGCCTTGGATTCTTGTTAAAGGGATGACTTTTGTCACCTAATCACTTTTTATAAACTACAAAAGTCGCATATAAAGACAGAAGTTATCCAGCGCATGACAGGACTAGACAAAGAAAATATAGATAATGATATTAAACAATTGTTTATCAATGTATTTTACTTCTTACTCTCCTATCGGAACAGATGTGCCCATCTTGGAAGAGTTTATAACTTCACAACAGAAAAGAACAAAATCAATTACAATAAATTCTTTCACAATCGATTGCACATCACAGAAGAAGATTACAAGAATGGGCAAGGACAAAACGGCTTGAGAGCACTCATCTTTTCCCTAACCTTATTCAAAACTTGGGGTCCAGTATCACCAGTGGGATTATTGAACTTCCAGATTATGGAAGCTATCAACTCCTATCTGTTGAAATATCCAGAAGATAGAGATTATATAAACCAACAAATAGGCGGTGAACTTATTCCTATCGTCTAAACAAAAAATCCCCACACTCGCCTTCGCCATCTTTGAGTGTGAGGATTCAACTTTCCATCAAGCAAGCAATGGAAAGGATGATAAAAAAATACACCTATAGTTTATCATAAGTTCTACACCTTTTCAACTATGCGGGCAAGCAATCGAAAAGAAAGGACTTTTTATGATAAAAAAATATATTACCAAAAAAGGAGAAACTAGATATCTCTTTCAAACATATCTGGGTATAGACCCTGCAACTGGAAAAGAAAAACGCACAACACGACGTGGGTTTAAAACCATTAAAGAAGCTAAAGCAGCCGAACGTGACCTTCTCTTAGACGTTGAAGAGAACGGTTTTTCAAACAATGAAGA